GCTACTCACATTACTTCACGTCAGGGATTATGGGCAGACCAGTAGCCAGTGCCCGCAGCATGATGACAAAGAAAATGCAGACCTGCGTTATGGGCCACGTCCAGGATAGGGATATCGCCTATGGCAGGAGGGCAGACGGCACCAATATTATGGGGTTGTTTGCTGGCATCTTTTATCAGGGCCACGAGGATTACTTAACCCCGCAAACTAATCTGTCCTGGCGGGGAATCTGGATGCTGCATGAGGTGGCAGACGGTGGGTGCGATGAGCTGCCGGTCAGCCTGAATTACTTACGCAAGAAATACGGAGGTCAAGATGACTAAGTGGAAAGAATTGCAGAAAAAACACCCCGCTATTGAACCAAGACCAGTTTCTACAGTAGAAAAAAGCGCCCTGGCAGGGAATACTAGCGCAGCCACGACTAGCTCTACCCCGCTAACTGATATGGTCAACCACCCCGCTCACTATCAGGGCGAAATCGAGTGTATCGACGCGATAGAAGCGAGTATGTCAAAGGAAGCATTCGCGGGTCACTGTAAAGCGTGCGCTATTAAGTATCTGTGGCGCTATCAATCCAAAGGCGGTGTTGAATCGCTCGAAAAGGCTCAATGGTATCTTGCTAGGCTCATAAGTACCGAAAAAAAGGCCCTGTAGAGCTTTCTCCCGTTGATTAAGGGGTCACCCTATGCCTACCTACTGGGTACAAAAAAGCGCCCTAAAAAGAGCGCCAAGTGACCCGAATCGGCTCCAGGTGGGTCAGTCCTGGTCATGGGTTGAAGGAATGCAACCCTAGCCTAGCTATCAAAATAACATGTTTGGAGTAAGTTTGTTTCGGCAATGGTTGTGTCTTTAATAATAAACTTATACCCGCGCTTTTTTAACTCCATACCAGCATAGTGCATTTCGTCCATATATTGGGGGCATTTGGGATTGTCCGGCATGGCATGGATAGCCCTGTTACAGTCCCTTAATATGTAAATTAAACTGTCGCTGTCTTTTCTGGCATATAGAGCCATAGTCTCGGAATGCCAATTACCTGTACCGTCGTTATATTCTGACATTTTATGCCACCTCTACTGTCTGGATTAAATTGGTTTTAAACTTGGATTTACGCGGGCCATGTACTGTTAGTGCAATGTTCTTTGTTGAGCCGTCGCAAAGCATGCAATCAATACACTGTATGCCCTTACTGTCGGCCAGGCATTCTATTTCATTATCTGCTAGTGCATCGCCCTCCATTGCTACCCTAAAGGTACGCGCACCCATAGACTGATATTTTATGGCTTGTTTGGGACTATCGGCGCTAACTTGGCATAGATCAATATAGCGCTTGTCGAATTGTTTGTGCGTTATTTGGTGAGTATATCCGGTCCAGCTAGTACCCATTTTAGCTATTGAATCCATTACTTCAAACGGTACGGCGGCTGGATCGCCATATGCGCCTAACCTTATTTTGCGGCCGGTTATATAGTCAGAATGCAAATCAGGGTCAAACGTAGGATAAATGCCGCGTTTGTATCCTTTATAAATAGCCAATGGAGCATGGCCCAAATTGACGTAACAAGCACCACCGTTAAACCACCTTTGAGGGCAGTTACCACAAACGCTGGAATCTAGGCCAATCTTGGCGGCCTCTGTTGGTGATATGTCAGACCTTATGATCCAGGTCTGTACCATTTGGCCGGTTTTGCGGTTACTTGTTTCTATTGTGGCTATTACTACAATGGGCTTGCCGTCTAATACACTAGGGCCGTCATATAGGACAAAACCTTTTTGTTTGGTCGTTTTGGTTTTGATCTTTTTATTAGTTAAGTATTGCATACGATCCCCCAATATAAGCTATAAGTACCAGGCCAGCCATAGCATAATAATAAGTATTAATGCGTCGCTGTAATCGTTCCTGGTGTTTCTCTGCTAGGTATCTGATAGCGATTAGTTGGGCCTGCTGCCCTATATAATCAGTTGGTTCTATTGTAGTCTGCATTGTTTATGCTCCTTTGTTTAATGAGGTGATACTATATAGCTATAGATTGCTACTTGTAAACATAGAAAGCCTTTTTTTATAGACCGATTCATTCTATGCATAGTGGGTTTAATGCAATTAGTGCTATAATCTGGTTACTTTTTGATCAAATTGGTCAATTTTTAATCAGTTTAGAATCAATGACATAGGAATTATTTAATATGGCAAGTAGAGGTAGACCAACAGGTTCAGGCAATAAGCCGCTTAAAAGACTGCTAGCAGAGAGGCTTGCAGAGAGATACCCTGACTTCGATCCGGTCATGGAGATGATAGAAGGCAGCTTACAGATTAAACAGATAGCAGAATCAACAGGCGATCTATCAGACTATAAGGCAGCAGTAGAATCATTCGATAGAGTTACCAAGTACATACAGCCAACATTGAAGGCCGTTGAACATTCAGGCGATCAGGGTCTCACTGTATCGGTCCAGCGCAAGCGATACGACGGGCAATCTAATGGCACAGATACTGCCGATAGTTAAGTGTCACTGTATGGATAGCCAGTACTGTATGGATGTACAGCCAGGTGGATAAATGTACAGTGGATGGATATACAGTACCCCCCCCCTCCGAAGTCGCGCGATCTGTATATATATATGCACGAGGCAAAAAAAAATTGAGTAAAATAATAAAGCTCCGCCCAGACATAGAAGATGCCCTAGAAGCCACTGTAATCGCTTCTAAAGACCATATCGTCATTATCCTTACAGATGATGGGGTTGAGTTCAAAAGCACCTTAAACGACGAAAAAAGCGTATTCTACATTGAATTATGTAAACAAATGATATTAGAGGACTGGTTATGTTCGAGCAGTACGAGCTAGACGATACTGATTCAGAGGTTATAGAGGCGTTTATAGAGGCTTTCTTGGATAGGGATGCCATTGCTATGCGAGAAGTATTATACTTGTTAAACGACTTTATAGAGGATATGTATGATGGGCCAGAGTCTAGTACACAAGCTAGAGAAGAAAGATAGGGATAGGCACTTCCCTGAGTCTAATGGTGGTAAGGGCAGCCATGCCCGTAAGTCTGACAAGAAGACTAGAGAAGCCTTTAAGAAGGGCTATGACGCTATAGATTGGAGTAAAAAGTAATGCCGTTAATTGATAAACAAGTAGAACCTTTTAACCCCAAAAAGCATGAGCCAAAAGATGTAGGGCTTGGAGGCCCATCTACTGAGTATTTGATTACTGTAGATGCCCCAGACGGAGGGGTAATGGTTATTCCTTCTATATGGTGGGACTCTAAAGGCGAGCCTACTTTAGTAGACCAAAAAGAAGCTATAAAGCAAGCTAGCAAATATGAAGAATCTAGCGGCAAGCAGTTTCCTAGATTCGCCCCTAAAGCCTATGAGGAAGCTGATGAATTTGCTAGGAACCGTTCAGCAAGCGGTGGAGCAACACAAGGTGAACTGGCATCTAAACCTAGTAAGTCCCTACTAAAATGAGTCAGATTGAATACAACCTTATGCCACAGGGCCAGGTTCTACAGGACTTTGCTGACTGTAGGGCTAGAAACTCCTTCATCATGGGACCACTCGGCTCTGGTAAGACCGTTCAATGCATACTTAAACTGTTCGACTTGATGTGTGAGCAGGCTCCTGTGTCTGACCCTGAACACAAGAACTACGGTGTGCGCCTGTCCCGCGTAATTGCAGCCCGTAACACCTACTCTGAACTGTTCTCTACCACGATTAAGGACTGGCTAGAGATACACGGGGAGTTAGGTGACTTCAAACAGGGCAATAAAGAACCCCCTACGCACTTCATTAGGTTTAACCTAGAGGATGGTACGAAGGTAGAGTGTGATGTCGTGTTTATCGCCTTTGATCGCCCTGAACACGTTAAGAAGGCTAGGGGTATCCAGACTACATGGGTGTGGTTAAACGAGACTAAAGAGCATTCTAAGGCTGTTTTAGACATGCTTGACCTACGACATGGTAGATACCCCTCAAACAAGGAGGGAGCGCGTCCTACACACCACGGAATGATAGGGGATAGTAACGCCCCTGACGAAGACCACTGGTACTTTAAACTCGCAGAGATAGAGCGTCCTGAAGATTGGTCATTTTTTAGGCAACCTGGCGGTGTATTTAAGGACGGTGAGGCATGGAAGGTCAACGAAGAAGCTGAGAACCTGATCAACCTGCCTAATGAATACTACAAACGCGGTCTAAACGGTAAGACAAACGACTGGATCAAGGTTAACTTAGCTAATGAGTACGGCTTTGTGTCTAACGGCAAGCCTGTACACCCCATGTATACCGATTCAGTACACTGTCAACACTTAGACTTTCAACCTACCAAGGATTATCCTATTGTTCTTGGCTTTGACTTTGGTCGTACACCAGCGTGTGCGTTTTTACAACGAACTTCCATAGGAAGGTGGGTGTGTTTTGATGAGATGGTACTTACCGATTCGGGTGCAGTGGACTTTGCTCCGACACTCAAACGCTATATTGAAGAGATGTACCCAGACCACGAGTTTAAAGGATGGGGCGATCCAAGTGGACAGAACAAAAATCAGTCAAACAGTGAAACTCCATTTCAAATCATGCGGGCGGCTGGCATACCCTGTCAGCCCACCCAATCGAACGATCCACTGAAGCGTAGAGCAGCCCTAGAAGTGCCTATGAAAGAGATGTGCATGGATGGGAAACCACGATTTACTGTCCTACCCAAAGCCTCAATGATCCGTAAAGGTCTACAAGGTGGCTTCTGCTACCGTAGAGTGCAGACAACCGGAGAGAGATACACTGACGAACCGGACAAGAACGAGTATTCCCACCCAGTAGAAGCCCTAGAGTACGCATTACAGGGTGAAGGTGAGGGACGTTCCGCGTTAAGCAGGTCTGGCAAGTACGATAAGCCTATTACAGCTAAGGTTGGGTTCAGTGTCTTCTGACATATTCGTCGTATTTATAAATGATGACGGGCATTGGTGGTCCAGGTTCCTGCATAAAGAGATCAAACACTGCTTTGTCCTCAAACCTAACGGGCAGGACTACATTGTCCACGGTAGAACCACTGAAAAATTTGATCTGTTCACCGTGACGGACAAAAATGCTATACTTGACGAACCTTTTATTATGATGGGGTATAAGCAAAAGCCCCCTGTCAGGGGTTTGTTCATGCTAAATACTTGCGTAGGACATACAAAACAACTGTTGGGTATTAACCGGCCATTTATATGGACACCCTATCAACTCTACAAGTACATGAGGAACAATCATGGGATTTATGAAGGCACCTAAAGCGCCTAAACCTTCTGCTGAAGAAAAGGCAATGGTAGAGCGTCAGCGCAGAGAGCTAGACGAAGAGACCGAAGAGCAAGAGAAGCGTCTTAAAGCTGTAGCCAGAGGAACACTAGGCACTAAATCACTGTTAGCCAAGGGCACTCCTGCTAAAAAAGCAGGCCCAAGCAGAGGGCAAGGTGGCCAGGGTACATTGTCTGGCGGCGGTTTGATGGGCGGTATTGGCGGTTCTATGCCCGGTCGAGTATATACAACTAGAACTGGGCGATAATATGCAATTACCTAAAGAGTTAGGGTCTTTAGCTGACCTTAAAAGGCGTGAGGCCAAGGCATTTGAGAATGCTATGATGTGGCACGATACGCTAGATGATGTGTATGAATTTTTCCTGCCCAACAGGAACTTGTTTGACACTAATCGCCGAGGCCAGAAGAAGATGGAGCGTATATTTGACTCCACTGCTCTTGAGGCAATCCAACAAGGCGCTAGTAAGCTGCAAGAAAACATTGCACCTATCTGGTCGCGCTGGGCTACGTTCGCTCCGTCTGACCAAGTAATAGAAATGCTTGAGACTGGCGACTACGGTGTAACAGAACAAGAGATAAGGGATAACCTGGAGAAGCAGGCTGTCATTATTTTTGATTACATCAACCGTTCTAACTTTGCTACGCAGTTTTATGAGCACGCCCTAGACCTTTTAGTCGGTACAGGCTCACTACGCATTGATGAGAACGATGATGACAACATGCCCCTTATCTTTAATGCTATCCCACAGAAGGGTATAGCGTTTGAGGAAGGCCCATACGGTTCTATCGAGACACATTGGCGACGATTCACTGTTAAAGCGCGTAACCTAGAGCGTCAGTGGAGAGGGTTTAAGCCTTCTGAAAAGATCAAGAATGTGATCAAAAATTCACCAGACAAAGACGTAGAGATTAGTGAAGGTGTTGTATACATGCCTAAAGCTAAGACCTACTACGGTTGTGTCTGGGTAAAGAGTGAAGATTCTATTAGCTGGATGGAAGACTACGGTACATCTAGCCCTTGGTTAACTGGCCGTTACTCTAAAGTATCCGGTGAGATTCGTGGTCGTGGCCCTGCGCTACAAGCATTGCCTGATGTACGCTCTCTAAACAAAGCTAAAGAGTTTGTACTACAGAAAGCAGCTATCGATCTAGCGGGTATGTACACAGCAACTGATGACGGTGTAACCAACCCCTACAATATTAGTATAAGCCCAGGCATTGTTATTCCTGTAGGTTCTAACAACTCTGCTAATCCTAGTATTCAGCGACTAGACACAGGCTCTAACCTGTCATTAGCGCAGTTTGAGATTAACGAGCTACAGACTGCTATCAAACGCGCCCTGTTTAACGATCTAAGAGACCCTAATGGTGCTGTACGCAGTGCTACTGAGGTAGCTATAGAGTCCAGAGAACTAGCAAAACGTATTGGTTCTGCGTTTGGGCGCTTGCAGACCGAAGTATTAATCCCTATCATCAAGCGTGTAGCAGCTATTCTAACTCGTAGAGGACTAATTACTCCTATACAGTTAGATAATAAAGACGTAGATATTAAATTCTTGTCTCCATTAGCTAAAGCGCAAGATGGTGAAGACCTGATGTCAGTGCAACAGGCTGTAGCATTTGTATTGCAGACTGCTGGCCCAGACCAAGCCAAGATTGCCTTTAAGCTGGAAGACTTTGGTACATGGGCTGGAGGTAAAACTGGTATGCCTGCTGAACTAA